AGGCCGAAATTGTATTTCACGGGGCAATAGAATATGATGATAATGGAAATGCTATAGGTGAGGTCAAAGATTCTGCTCGTATGTTAGCTGGTATGATTAAACAAGTCAATCAGAATATACAGAAACGATATAAGATTGGAAAACCAAACTTTTTAACCGTACCTAAACATCAAAATTTTGAAAAAAGGAAAAAATATTTTTTTAGTAAATTAAACAGATTACAGAAACAATACGGATTAAAAGATAATGATTCACTTTCGGTATATCATCAAAGTTATTGGGAAGAATTTATATTTAATGCAGCAAAACAACATGGATTTACAATTCCAAAGACACCATTAAAGAATTTAACTAAGAGATGGGCTTTCTTTGACAAATCATATAAGATTCCAATGATTAAAAAGGATTTCAAGAATCATCCAGAATTTTTAGATTGGGTATTAACTACGGATAAAGTAGACCATTCCAAAATGGTTAAAAAGAATATGAAACCATTTGAGGAATTGTTCTTTGAGGTTGGAGCAGAAATAATGACAAATGTAAGTGGTTGGTTGGCAGCCAATCCTGACTCTACGGTTCAGAGAGTGAAGAAACAATTAGATTCTGCAATCAAAAATGTTCGTGCTGGTGGAGATTTGAAAAAATTAAATACTTTAAAATTACAATTAGACAAGTTAAATAAGATTGGTGGCCTAAAGGCAATTGTTCCGAGTGAAGGAATAGTTTTTAAATATAATGGTAAGACCTACAAATTTACAGGAGCTTTTGCACCAATCAATCAAATAACAGGATTGATGACATTCTAATGGAAGATTTCGAAGATATACAAGAAATCTTTAAAATGAAAAAGATGAGTAATATTAAGTTTATTATTAATATTGTTGGTCTGTTAGGTGCATTAGGTGGTGGATGGTACAAATTAGAAAGTAGGGTATCGGCATTAGAAACACAGATGGAACAAGAGGATAAGGTAAAATCGATTCAAGCCGAAATAGAATTAATGAAAAGAGATCAAGAACTTGAGGAATTAAAATTCAGATGGAAACTTGATTCGTTACAAAGGAGTTAAATTATGAATGAACATCAAAGAAATGTAAAGGCAAGACAAGATATTTTAAGTGGTAAAACACCAGATAAAAGAATTTTTGTTCATATGGAAGATTTAGAGGAGAAAAAGAAACGACAAGAAGAAATAAAGGCAGAAAGAGAACGAAAAAGTGATAGAATGGACGCTTTAAAAGAAGCAAAGACTCCTTGGTTTTGTCCTAATTGTGATAAGGTGATGAATAAACGATTAGATGATAAAATGTATAGATTACACAATCAATGTTTTGATTGTCAAATTGAATTTGAGAATAAACTTCGTGCAGAGGGTAAATATGAAGATTGGGAAGAAAAAAAGGTATTAAATAATCAACTCTCTTATGTAAACGACCAAATAGAAAGTATAGAAAATTGGAAAGAGGAAGCATCCAAACCATTTGAAAGTCTTGACCAAGTAGGTATTAAGGATGTCGAACTACAAAAAGAAAAGTGGAGTCAAAACATAGAACAAGTTGAAACTATGTCTAAAGAAGCTCTTGAAGGATTAAATAAACTTAAAGAAGAAGTCGAAGAAAAACTCAATAGTTTAGAAGTTTAATATTTATAATTGTGTTAGTATATATCGGAGAAAAAAGTGATTAAAATGAAGAAATTATTAGAAGAAAAGGTAGACCTTGATGATATTTCTATGAATCACCAAAAATTACTAAGAGTTGGAAGTAATTATATTCATAAGGCACGAGATGGACGACTTTGGTATGAATTAGAAAATGATATAAAAAAGAGTAAGAATAGAACTTTAATAAGATACTTTAAAAAGTATGATGATGCTCGTCTTAAACTTCAACATGCTGGTGCAATGTTAACCAGAGCATTTGACTTAGAAAAAAGATGATTAGATTAAAATCACTAATAGTAGAAGGAATTGTAACTCAATCTGATTTTATGAGAATTATAAATCAGGCCAAAAAAGAAACAGGTGCTAAAGTTAAGATACCATCTGGTACAAAAAAACTTTGTAAAGAGGTAATGAAAGAGGGTTTTCATAGATTAGATTACAAAGGTAAACCTGGTAAGAAAAGATACCCTACCAACCTAATGTATCAGTATTATGCATATGTTCAAGGTTGGGGACATAGTAAATTTAAAAGTCCTGCCGATTGGTTTTTGAAGGGTAGTAAGTTTGATCCGATTTTAAAATGGATTTATGAAGATGATTATTATTCAAATCCATTTGATTATGATTATTTAAAATATCATGTAGATTCAGATATGAAGGCAAATCAAATTGTAGGAAATATCAGACCTGGTTCAAAAGATGTAGAACCAGCATATTATTTGGTAAAGGATTATTGGAATTCATTCGGTATGAGTAGAAATCATAGAAATTATGATGTGGTTACTGCTAAAGTTGAATGGTGGTTGAATAAAAATAAAGTTGAAACAAGATGAGAGATTATTTAAAAGAATTTAGTGGTGATGTCATTGGTGATTTTTTAGTTGAGAATGATATTAAAGACATTTTAAATGAAATTGGTTCACCAACCACAAGTGCACCAGTAGATGACGGGCCACCAACATTTTATAAATCATTAGACCAATATAAACAAGAAACGGAAGATTGGATTGAACAATTACAAAATGATTTAGGTTGGAAAGTAATTGATTATATATTGAGTGATGGGGCAATGGATCCTGAAGAAGATTACACTATGTCACATAGAGCAACTAATCCTGTTTCACATGGTAAAGTCAGTAAGTATAAGGATAATGTTCGAGATGTTTTAGATGTGGTAGGATGGAGAGTGATAAAATGGATGGGAGTTGATAAGGACGCATTAATAGCAGGTCCACCTATAGCATCAGGAATTGATTCTAAAAGTCGTAAAGAAAATGACGAGATGAGTACTGATTTAGCAGCAAAGAGAACAAAAAAGAAATTTAAAGGTGGTCGTCCAAGACTTCATGTAGAAAAATATCAACCACTTTCGAAAGATTGGTGGAATGATGAACTTAGAGAATTAATTACAGAGGGTGGAGCATACGGACATATGGCACATCCTTTTGATGATAAAGATTTGACATTTAAAGATTTAAAAAATATCATAGAAAGAGGTTTAGGTGGAGAGTTAAGTCGTGAAGATAATGTAACGGAGAAACTTGACGGACAGAACCTTATGATAAGTTGGAGAACATAGTGAATATATTTGAACAAAAACTATGGAAGTTGATTAAAGAAGCTTCACCAACTGGTACATCAGGATATGGTAGTGGTATCACAACAGGTGATGCATGGCCAGATGGTCTGTTTACCAAAAGGGGTGAAAGACGATACATAGGACCTGCAAGTTTAACTCGTGGAATGCAACAAGTTGATTTTCCTGCATCAGATAATATTTACGGTGGTAAAGATAGTCAAAATAACGAAAGACGGGCAAAAAGAGATGCAGGTAAATTGTATAAATATTTAAGTGATCCTGATGGTAATTCAGAAATTAAAGCTGATGAGTTACGAGATGATACACCACCATTATCACCTAAACAAAGAGTTTATGGAATACACGGATTTCATAGAAAACAAGAATATACCATTCCACCTGAAACTGCAAATTTTTATTCTACCTCAGAAACTTTAATTAAACCAACGACACCACCTGAAGGAACTGAAAGTGGTGGAGTACCAGCAACACCTGAACCTGGTTCTAAGGAAATGGGAAGTTCAAGTGGATACAGACAAGTAAATCCAAGTGGTCAAAAAGTTTTTGCAAGTAATGATAAATTGTGGAACAAATGGAAAGACCACAGAATAATGGGTAAGGTTAAAGGTAGAGAATGGAAAGGTTCAAAGTTAGTAGATTTGTTACCAAAAGGAGCTAAATAATGGCGATTACAATAGATGTAAATGTTGGAGATACCATATTAGGTGGTAGATTCAAAAATAAAAAGATTAAAGTAAAAGAAATAGGTAAAGATGAACACGGAATGCCAACAATAAATGGAAGAAAGGTAGTCAATTTTAGAATACCGAAATCCGTTGAGGAAAAAATTGTTAGGGATAAGGATGGATATGGAAAATACGAAAAAACTGATGATAGTGAATTTGATGAACCAGCTAAAACTAAAAAGTTAGAGGGTAAATCTACATACAAACAAATAATGGAGATGTAAATATGGACTTTTTAAAGAAACTCATAGTTGGTATTTTAGGACTTTTTGGTCTGAGCACCATTTTAAGTGCAAAAAAATCAAAAGAAGTAGAGGAACTTGGTAAAGTAATTAAAGAACACAAGAAAAAAGAAAAAGAAGTAGCAAAACAAGTAGAGAAATTACAAGAAAATAAAACTAAAAATAAAAAAGAAATTACAAATTTAAAAAGAAAACTTACTCGTACTAAAAACGAAGTGAAAAAAATGGAAGTAACTTTTGAAAAAGATGATGTCGATGATGCAGCAGCATTTTTAAGAAAGTTTTCCAAGAGTAAATAATTATATATGTATATAAGGAGAAAATAAAATGGCTACGAATCCCGTACAAGGTAAAGGTATCGCAGGTAGAACGGCTGGTCGAATACATGCAACTGGTAAATACAACAGAATAACAAAAGTACCTTCAAGTACTACATTTCATGCAACTGGTTCAAATGCCGGTGCAGCATTTATATGTGAAGTAGTAACTAATGTTGTTATTCATGCCGCAAATGGTGGAGTGATACCAGGAACATCATTGTCAGCAGATACTCTCTACGAAATCGGTACAAAAAAAGTAGTGATTGGTGGAAGTGGTGTCGTTTATGTACTACACAGATAGGAGTTAATATGAGATATCTTTGGATATTATTACTATCCATTCCATTATTTGGACAACAAACCTTAACAGATGAGCAAGTATTGAGTATTGCAAATCAAATTAAAGAATTACAATATTCTGATAGTACCAAATCCGTTCAAATTAAAATTTATGAAGGTTTGGTAAAGGAGTATGAAGAACAGATGAATGTTGATTCTTTAATTATTGTTGCAAAAAATAAACAAATCGAATCTTTAAGGGCACAAAATAAAGCAAATGAGAAGATGGTTAAACTAGCAAAACCAAGTTGGTACGAAAACAAGTGGTTATATTTTGGATACGGAGTAGCCGCTGTAACTATTCCAACTTATTTTGGTATTAAAATAGTGGACATAGCAAATTAATGAGTGATTTAAAAGCAGTAATTAAACAGGAATACTTAAAGTGTGCAAAAGATCCAGTATACTTTCTAAAAAAGTATGCTGTAATTCAACACCCACTTAAAGGTAAAGTTCCTTTTGCTTTATATCCATTTCAAGAAGCATCATTAAAAGATTTTAAAGAACATAATTATAATGTCATCTTAAAGGCTCGTCAGTTAGGAATCTCAACACTTACTGCAGGATACGCATTATGGATGATGACATTCCAATCAGATAAGAACATATTGGTTATAGCAACTAAACAAGATACCGCTAAAAACTTGGTTACGAAGATTCGAGTGATGCACGCAAACCTACCGAATTGGGTAAGGTCAAATTGTGTTGAGGATAACAAACTCTCACTTAGATACTCAAATGGTTCACAAGTAAAGGCGATATCATCTACTGAGGACGCAGGTCGTTCAGAGGCACTATCTTTACTCGTTATTGATGAGGCAGCATTTATCGACAAGATTGATACAATATGGACTGCTGCACAAAGTACTCTGAGTACTGGTGGTCAATGTATAGCACTATCAACACCGAATGGTGTGGGTAATTGGTTTCATAGAACTTGGGTAGGTGCTGAAGAAGGTGAAAATGATTGGAATACAATTAAATTACATTGGACGGTTCATCCTGATAGAGAACAAGATTGGAGAGATGAACAAGATAAGTTATTAGGACCAAGTGGAGCGGCACAAGAATGTGATTGTGACTTCATCACTTCTGGTCAAGGTGTTATTGATCCAAGAATATTAGAAGAATATAAAAAAGAACATATAGAAGAACCTATTGAAAAAAGGGGAATAGACAGTAACCTATGGATATATAGACAACCGAATTATACAAAGAGTTATGTAGTTGCAGCTGATGTTGCTCGTGGTGATGCTACAGATTTTTCAGCATTCCATGTTGTAGAAGTAGAAAGTATGGAACAAGTTGCAGAATACAAAGGAAAGATTTCTACCAAAGATTTTGGTAATTTATGTATGAATACTGCTATGGAGTATAACAACGCATTACTTGTGATTGAGAACTCAAGTATTGGTTGGGCAGCTATTCAACAAGTAATTGATAGAGAGTATGATAATCTATTTTATACAAGTAAAGATTTCTTCT